GGGGGGGGCCCCGCATGCCCGGGGCCTATCAGGTCAAGATTTGCTGTTTCTAACCACCCCACCCGAAGGATTTCTGGCTAGATACGTTACGTCGGCTCTTGCAACCGCCCACGAATGTGGGAGACACACACTAATTTCACTCTATTTTTGGGTCCCAAACACACAGGTGCCAACCTTACCCTAGAACGTCGGTTCGCCATGCTGCCCAGTGACAGACGCTGGCCCCATCGAGGTAGAGGGATTGTGTGAGGGGTTTTCAATGAGATGTAAATTTACAAGCTCTAGCTAGAGTTGTCGCTAACTCCGCTATCGCGCACAACATAAACATCCAAAACGTTGGAGACAGGCCCATTGAAGGTAATGGTAGCCCCACTCTTGAGGGCTGTTCCAAACATCAGTAGTGGGGAGTCCGCAGCACTAGTGCCCTGTACGCGGAACCGGCCAAAATCAGTGGTGACCGGGGTTCCGAGCCCAGCTGTTGCGTCAACGGCAGTGATGAGGTAGGCGCCAGCAGTCGAAAATGTGAGAACATTGCTGGATGTGGTGGCACCATTAACTGTACGCAAGGTTGCGTAAGTGGGGCCCACCCCAGGGGGTGGGGCAGCCCCGAGTCGTTGCACCATAGTTGAATGTGGCTGAGGGTTGAGCAGCTGGAGCGTGTATGAAAACCTCACTTCGCCGAGGGCGAAGGGGGTTGTTGAAGCTTGCTGTCCATATGCTGCAACCAATATCTTGCCAGCATCAACCAGCTTGGGGTCGCTAGTAGAATTGTCACGAACATAACGGTCGAGCTGTTTAATGTTTGGCTTGATCCTGAGGGGAGAGAAGACCGAGCCAGAGACAGCGCCAGCCATGTTAAGCAGGTCAGTGACATTATCAGGGTTAGCATCACTAGCGTCTGGATCATGCGCCAAGACAATCGATCCCGTAGTGGTAGTCGCACACCTGGGAGTGTAGATGATCTCACAATTAATGAGTCTGTACATATCATACCCTGTGGAGAGCGGTTGCACCCAATTGAATGTTGCAGGATCACTTGGGTTGAGTGTCCGAGCGATATAAGCAGGGGACTCAGTGCTATTAGACATAAGAGTTCCCCATAGCTCAGTATGCTGAATGACCGGTTTGTTTTGTCGAACAGCGTAGTTCGGTACTCCATTGGACACATTGGACGAGATGGCAGCGGGGACTCTTCGTGTTGACACTCTAGCGGTGCTGCTGACTTCCTTGAGGGGTCGAGTGTCAGCGGAGTCGAGTCGCTTTCGCTGGTTCTTGGAGAGAGCTCTTCGTCCCTCTGTTTTCTCCTTCTTGGCGAGTTGGGCAATGGTGAGCATTTTTCCATTCATTCGTGCTTACTGACTGCGACAGGATTTGTCCCAACGGCTATATAAACTATCTTAGACGTACTAGAGTGTGTTACTGGCTGAGAAATGTAAGGAATGCTTGCAGTAGAGTTGGAATAGCAATAGAAAATGGCTAGAAGAATGGCAGATGTTATGTTTGTTACCCTAGGGGCGATTGCGTCAAATATTAAAATTAATATTGACTGTGACCGTATGTGCCACAATAACAAAATCACCCCCGTGATCACCGCCAGGTGGTTTACCTCGTGCCTTGTCGACGGCATGGTGGGCAACTTGAATCTGCTTGTTCTCTGGCTTAGGTCCCTTTGGCCCTTGTGTTTGCCGGCTCCTGCTTCTACTACGTCCCCTTTGGGGAGATTTGTCCATTATATGAGAGAAGATAAATTGTCAAGTTCGGGCTTGGCGTTTCCCTCCGGTTCGAATGAACGATTTATAATCAGGTTGTCATACAGTTTCTCCACAGCCACTTGGGCGTCAGGGGTGACCCCAGTCATCACATAGAAGGAGAACCTAGCAACCTCACTAACCTGAACCGGCTTCCGGCCCATCGTATGTAACGCTAGGCGGTAAAACCCACTATCCAATTTCCCACAGTTCTTAGAAAGCCATTTACCATTTGGGAAGTTCCGGATCAATGCGGAATAGTAGCTCTGTAACACTGGCACCCCAGCTGACAATGCGAGCCCACACTGTCCAATAGCATTCAACCAGTTTGCTGCATCAATGTCGTTATTCCATCCTGACACGCAGAAGGTGTCCTTTGATAGACTGACTGTAGGCTTACGCACTGCTGTGTAGTGACTCCCAAGGTTTAAAGGTTGGAGGTTGCAGAACTCGAGATGCTCTAGTTCGTATACAGGCTTTTCGGCGATGCACGTGAATCCATATCGGGTGAAGTGCTTCAGTCTCTCACAAACGGCTCTCTCATTCGATTTATCTGTTATAACAACACAATCGTCACCGTTGTTTAATAACCGGAACTTCAGCCCAGACATGAGTTTCCACGTGATGGCACATGCCAATAGACAATTGCCCAAGGCGGTGTTCATGTCACCACTCATTCTGCATCCTCTTCGTTTGTACCTCACTTTCCCTTCAGCCAGATTGGCGTATCCTTTGTTATCAATCTGCCATGACAGCAGCTTTGCTAAATTAGGGTCTTGGTTGAAATGCTGCAAATACACACTATGTTCAAACCGCAAAGCATCCTCGGAAACATGCTGGTCAAACCGACTCATGTCAAACCCGATTGCAACCGGGTCTGAGAATTTGTTCCACGCTTCTTCCATTATGTTACCGATCTGATCCACATCATAGCCCTTGATTACAGTGGGTCCACCCATGATTGAGTTTATCCCTCTGTACAAGTGGTGTTCAAACTTTCTCAAATAGCACCCCACTTCCACGTTGTATCTTGGATTTCGCGGCTGGATTACTCGGGGAGCTGGGTCTGGCTTCTTCCAAAGCGGGATCTTCTCTGCTTTGATGAAAGTACTCAAATAAGCATCCTTCCTCTCTACAGATCTCACAGAAAGGGAATCAACCGCCTGTTGGTATATGGTCCTCCTCCTGCCATGATACAAGGACACAAATTCGTCATGTCCGATCCTGGAATGAGTACCAACCACATGCATCAACTTGCGTTTGAAACCGTGTAAAGACTCTTGGAAGATACCGGGTTCTGGTTTGGGTGGGGGCTGTAGCCCTTTGGGTCCTTCAACGTAGAACACCCTCTCGATCAAACCTCTCCGAAGATTGGTTAGACTGGAGTTGTGTACTCCAAAGTGCTTCCCGTTGGACATCCCCAAAACCTGACCCATGTACCTTACCTTGTGGCATCCGTTCCTAGGCGTGATTAGCATGTCAGGGTGGTCGCCACGACTTATTTTAGTATTAAACCCTGGCACACGCCTTAGGCACCCCTATTGAGCGAGCCGGAACCCTCTCGGGTCCCTATAACCCCTAACGGAGTCGATCCACTGGCTCCAAGCGGTCCCAGAGAAGGGACGGGCGACGAGTTGCCGTAATGGGGTGTGCACCACCTGGGCTTCCAAATGTAGTGTCCGATACAAGTTAAGTAACGGGTCATTCATCAACTTCATGGAAACCACATCCTGATGATTGGCAGTCATTACAAGGGGGGTGGCAACATCGACCAACTTCAATGTCTGCTGGTTGGTCAACCTATGCTCCTGGCAATATGTTGCCAGGTAGCGCCTAACTCCTAGGAGGTTGGCCTCAGTGGAGCGAGGAATGCCGTTGAAGTGTAACCGGCAACTCGCCACCATCTCACTTAGGAAGTACCCTTTGGCGTGCCTATTGACAACACGCTTCTCATTCCCGACTTCCCTGGTGACATTGGCTGGTTCCCTTGCAAAGTCCCCGGTGCTCTTCACTATGCACTCAATGGGGAGGTCCCCAAAATATTGGAGTGCGCAGACGTGTTGAGTCCGGTTCCTGGTGATACTGTCGGCCCAGTTATCGCCGAAAGCAGAGCAACAGTTGACTAAGAATTTCCCAACCGCTCTGAGAGCCATCCCCATCGAAAAAGCTCGTGGAGGTCCATCAATTCTGACAGGTGGCATTGTTCCGAATTGGATCATCATCCTGAAAGATTAAATGGTGGATAACTGGCTGGGTTACCC